TTGGAACAATAAGCAAGATACTCTTGTAAGCGGTACTAACATAAAGACTATAAACAACCAGTCAATTATTGGAAGTGGCAATATTGAAATACAAGGCGGTGGTTCTTTTGACCCTACACAATATTACACTAAACAAGAAACAGATGACTTACTTGCAGCAATTGAAATGGGACAAATTGGCTACATAGACGCAGGTGATTATGCGTAAATAATAACATAATATATAATAAATTATGGAAAAAGAGATAAGAAATATTCAGAATCAAATTAAACGTTCAAACGAAGAATCAAGACTTGTGGAAGGTCTTGCAGTTGTATTTAATAGTGATTCACAAGACATGGGATTTACTGAAACTATATCACCTAATGCAATTGATGAAGATACAATTAAGCGAAGTGATGTTTTCTGCTACCTTAATCACGATGAAAATAGAGGTGTTCTAGCACGTTCTAGATACGGTGAAGGTTCATTAAGTTTGTCACTTGAATCTGATGGTTTGCACTACAGATTTGAATCACCAAAGACAGCACTAGGTGACGAATTACTAAGCTATTTAGAGAGAGGTGAAATAACTTGTTCTAGTTTTGCTTTTACCGTAGCCGATGGAGGTGATAGATGGTTTAGGGACAATGAGGGAAAATTACGTAGAGAGATTACTAAAATAGATAAACTGTATGACTGTAGTCCAGTGTTTGAACCAGCTTATCTTGCAACCTCAGTTAGTAAAAGAAAGCTAGATGAAATACAGAATCTTGAAGAAAAATTTGACATTCTCAAAAATGAGATAGAAAATATGTAATTTTTTAAAGTTAACGAATATTTATAATAAAATAGGTCGTATGACAAAAGAGGAATTAAAAGACAAAGCTATTTCCATTATTAACACTGCAAAGGCTGAACTAAGAGAATTTACAGAAGACGAACAAAAGGAAATAGATAATATCAAGAATGAAATTCAAAATCTTGATAAAGAAGAAAATGAAACAAATTCAGAAGATGAAGCAATCAAAGAGGAAACTACAGAAGTAGAGGAAGGTAATGAATCAAAGCCAGAGGGTAACGAAGTAATTGAATCAGAGAAAGAAGAATCTAATGATGAGGAAAGAAAAATAAATAACAAAAATTCTAATATTAGAAAAATGAACAAAGAATTTAGACTTATCAAAGCAATCCGTGATGTTGCTAACAACCGTTCATTGGATGATGTAACAAAGGCAGTTGCTAACGCAGGTGCAGAGGAAATGAGAAAGAGCGGTCTTTCTTTCGGTGGTCAGATTCAGTTGCCACTTGAATCACGTACTATTACTGTAGCAAATGAGCACGATGACGTAATTGAAACTGAGTTTACTAACATTCTAGAGCCATTGAGAGCAAAGAACGTATTGGTAGAAGCAGGTGCAAAGTATCTTACTAACTTGGTTGGTGATGTTCAAGTACCTATTATGTCAGCTTCAAATGTTGGTTGGGCTGGTGAGGTTGCAGATGCAGCTAGCGGTGACCCAGCTTTCACACATGTAACTTTGCAGCCAAAGAGACTTACAGCTTACATTGACCTTTCTAAGCAGTTTATTGCACAAGATTCACTTGCAGCTGAACAGCTTATCAGAGAGGACTTAGTAAAGGCAATTAATAACAAGTTGGAAGCAACTATCTTAGGTAATGAAAGTGGTTCTACTACACAGCCACAAGGAATGTTTAACGCTATCAGTGCAACTTCTGTAAGTGCTTTCAGTGGAATTTGCTCACTTGAAGCTGACATTGAGGATGCTAATGTAAATGGTGATTGTGTTTACGTTATGTCAAACAAGGCAAAGGCAGCACTTAGGGCAATGAATAAGGGTGCTAAGAGCACTGAGTTGGTTTATGAGAATGGCGAAGTAGATGGTGTTAAAGCATTGAATACTTCACACATTTCTGACAAGAAGTATCTTTATGGTGACTTTAGTAATCTAGCAATTGGCCAGTGGGGTGCTATTGACTTGACTATTGACCCTTATACACTTGCACGTTCTGGTCAGATTCGTCTTGTGGTCAATGCTTACTTTGATGCTAAGATTTTGAGACCTACCGCTTTCGTTGCAGGAACATTGGCTTAATTAATAACAATATATAAACAGTATCAATATGTACATACAGTTGTATGAAATAAAAAAACACCTCAACATAAACGCTGATTTTCACGATGACGATGAATATTTAGTTTCGCTAGAGGAAGTTGCTGAAAAAATTGTTGAACATGCTATTGATACTAAACTAGTAAATCTTGAAGGTGGTGACGGTTTTTTACCGTCACCATTAACACAAGCAATGTTATTGTTAATTGCTAATTTTTATGCTAACCGTGAATCTGTTGCCTTTGCAACGTCTTCGGAAGTACCTAGAAGTTTCCAGTATATAATTGATTTATATAGGAATTATAGGGGTGAAGATTTAACTATGAAGGTCTGCAATTAATCTTGATGTAAATAACGTGTTAACCTTTTTTTATAATTATGAAACGTGCAGGACTTTTAAATGAAGTGATAAATATATTAGCCCCTTCTTCTATTATAAATGAGTATGGTGAAAAGGTACAGACTTACAGCGTAAAATATACAACTAGGGCAAAAGTTGAACATAATAGCGGAACTAGAAGCAATGAGAATAATGAAATATTCTACAGCTACCAAAAGAGTTTTACGGTAAGAAGTTATGTTCCAGTAACTGAATTTGACTTAATTGAGTATAACAGCAAGCGATATAGAATCATAACGATTGATGACAGAATCAAAGTACACAATGACAAAATAATAATAACTGAATTGATTAACGATTAACAATGGCAGATTTGAAAATGATTCTTAAAGATGGCGGCTTTCAATTCTTCTTGGAAAATATAAAAGGCAGTAAGTTAAAAACAGCCTTAAAGAGTGGAATAAGAAAAAGTTTGAATATCATAAAAAGAAAAGCAGTTTCAAATTTGAAGCAAGTTAATTTTAAAAAAGGTAGCATAGACGTAAATAAGCCTATCAAGTTCAAAAACAATTATGGCACTGTTTACAATTTACCTTCATTCAAACAGGGTATTATGGTCAAAGTCTTTAAAGATGGTTCTGGAGGACGTGCAGAAATTATTGGTAGGGGAAAGAATTACAACTTGATATTATCAATGATTGAGAACAGTAAAGGAATAAGACGTACAAAAGGACGAAACAATAGAAAAGAACATAGCACTGGAAGTATTGGTCATAATTTCTTTTCGTCAGCTGTTGAATCTACAAAGAATAAAGTTAATGAATCACTCCAGAAAAACTTGGAGGATGCGATAATAAGAGCAAAGAATAAATTCTATAAGTAATGGAATCTTCAATTTCAGTAAACAAACACATCTATCAATTATTAATTGCTGACACACAGCTTGGGGAACTAGTAGGTAACAAGATATATCCATTAGTTGCAGAAGAAACCGTTACTTATCCTTTTATTATATTCACAAAAGAAAACGCTTATGGTAACTATTCTAAAGACTTGTTAATGTATGACAGTGCAACGATAACTGTAGTAGCAGTAGCTAACAATTACTTTCAGACTGTTAACATTGCAGAGAGAGTGAGAGCTATTTTAGAAAACCATAGAGATAGTTACTTCCATAATATTCAGTTGGAAAACGTAACAGAAGAATATATAGAAGACGCTTATGTTCAACAGCTTCAATTTTCAGCAAAAATCAAAATAAATAATCAATCTTAAACAATACTATAGTATGGCAAATATAATGGGTGAGCAAATACAAGTTTTTCTTAGTGGAAAGACTTTAGCTTGTGCAACATCTTGTTCTGTTCAAATTAGCGCAGATGAAATTGATGTATCTTGCAAAGACAGTGCAGGTTTTAATAGTACACTTCCAGGTCGTGTTTCTTGGACTGTACAGAGCGATAATTTGTTTGTCTTAACAGATTACAATAATCTTGTGGACGCAATGTTAAACAAGACTATTCTAGACATTACTTTCGCAACAGTAAGTAACTTTGACAGCGCAACGGAACCAGATGCAGACGGTCATAGAGTACCAACTGGAGGTTGGACGTCTTCTGATGACATGTATCACGGTAAAGTAACAGTTAGTTCAATTGACTTAACAGCTGATAACGGCAGTGTAGCAACTTATTCAGTTACATTCAATGGTCATGGAGCACTTGCAAAAAACTAATGTCAGGCACACATAATGTAAATAACTCTGGTAGTGAAGATAATACACCAACTTTAGATAACACTAATAGTGGTGATAATTCAAACACTGAAACACCTAGAATGATTATTTACCCTTCTAGTGACAGTGTGCCAAAACAAAAAAGAACAGCATTAGAAGAAATAATAGATGATATGGAACTTTGGGAAGATTCCATAGAATCTATTAGAAGTAATTACTAAATATAAAGGTAGATGTTTAATTCATCTACCTTTTATTTTTTTTATAACATTACTAACTTTCTAAAGTAGTAAACTATTTATTATAAAAGTATCAATATTATGGAAATAACAATTAACGATAAAAAAATTCAGCTAAAGAAGACTTTTAGAAGTCTTATTGCATACGAAAGTGCAACTGGTAAAGCTTTCAATCCGACAACTGTAACAGAATCAATTATGTATTTCTATTGTGTAGTTATTAGTAGTGATTCAGAATTAGAATTAACTTTTGACACCTTCATGGATTGG